GACTGGATGCGACAACGGATTTCCAAACAGTCAACTTAACTCCTGTCACAGCTACAAGTGATCAGATAAAGGAAATCGATACAGAGATCCTTAATTATTTCGGCATCTCGCAAGCCATTATCCAGTCCGACTATGACGAAGATAAGTGGAATGCGTTCTATAACTCCGTTTTAGAGCCTTTGGCGGTGCAGATGGGTCTTGAGTTTACAAATAAGCTGTTTACCTTAACCGAAAGATTCCACGGCAACAAGATCGTTTTTGAAGCCAATAGGTTAGAGTACGCATCGAACAAGACAAAGATCGATTTGGCTAGATACATGAACAATTACCTTACGATCAACGAAGTAAGGAAGATCTTCAATTTAGATCCTTTGGAAGATGGCGATGTTCGTCTCCAGGATCTGAACCACATATCAAGTGATATCGCAGATGACTATCAAGGGGGTAGCGAATGAGCGAAAAAAGATTCTATAAGACTTTCAATCCTGAGATAAGGAAAGTCGAAACAGACGATGATAAGATGCACATCGAAGGCAAGGCGGTGGCTTTTGATTCACCTGAAACCTATTACGGAGAAACAGAAGTGATCGATCGGCACGCTTTGGATAGTGCAGACATGACCGATGTGGTTCTCAGATACAACCACAACGATACTCAATATACTTTGGCAAGAACGAGAAATCATTCTCTGAATTTGGAGATTAGAGATGACGGCTTATATTTCGATGCCGATCTGATTCCAACCACAACCAACAAAGATGCGTATTTGATGGTCAAGGAAGGTCTGCTGGATAAGTGTTCGTTCGCTTTCACAATCGATGAGGACAAATACGATAACAAGCAGCATTTGAGAACGATCACCAAGATCGGTCGCTTGTATGATGTCGCACTTGTCGACTTTCCGTTCTACAATGATACGATGGTTGAAGCACGTTCGCTCGATACAAGAGACGATTTCATCAAGCGTGTGAAGGAAGAACAGAGAAAAGCACTCTTGCATGAAATGGAGAAAAAAGAGTTGTTAAAACGCTTAAAATAGCGTTTAAACATAATCTGTTACGAAGAGATTCCTGGTGAGGAATCTTTTTATTTGGTGGTGACTGAATTAAGCAGATGGAAAGGAAAATCTATGGAAAGACTTGAAGAAATCGCTGTCCGCAAGGCAGAGATCAAGGCTCTTCTTGAGTCCGAAGAAGAAGTGGATGTTGAAGCTATCCGCTCCGAATTGGATTCGTTAGAAGCTGAAGAAAGAAAGATCAATGAGGAAGTCGAACTTGCACAGAGAAAGGCTGATGAAGAAGCCGAACAACGCAAGAAAGATGCCGAACTGATCGAAGAAAACAAAGTTGAAGTAAAGGAAATTGAATTAAAGGAGTCAACAATGAACATTGAAGTAAGAAACACAAAAGAATACATCGATGCTTTCGCTGAATACATTAAGAGTGGCAACGATGCAGAATGCAGAGCGTTACTGACCGAGAACGTAAGCGGTGGAACTGTTCCTGTTCCAGAGATGGTCTACAACATCGTTAAAACGGCATGGGATCGTGAAGGAATCATGGCTCTTGTCCGTAAGACCGCTATGAAAGGCAATCTCAAGGTCGGCTTTGAAATCTCTGCTGATGGTGCAGTTGTCCACACCGAAGGCGGAACAGCGATCTCACCTGAAAATCTCGTTCTTGGAACTGTAAACATCGTACCGCAGAGCATCAAGAAAGTCCTGCAGATCTCCGATGAAGTCTACGATTTAAGAGGTGAGGAGTTCCTGGACTACGTTTACGATGAACTGGCTTACAGAATCGCTAAGAAGTGTGCCGATCTCATCATCGCTGCGATCGAGGCTTGTGGTACTGTTTCAACGGCTACATCAGTTGCAGTTCCTGTTCTCACCGCTGCTACTATCGGACAGGCTACCATTGCATCCGCTATGGCTCTGTTAAGCGATGAAGCTGCAAACCCTGTTGTTATGATGAACAAGGCAACATGGGGTGCATTCAAGTCTGCACAGTATGACGGAAACTTCAACGCTGACATCTTTGAAGGTCTGCCTGTTCTGTTCAATAACACAATCAAGGCATTCACCGCAGCTACAACAGGTGAAACCTATGCGATCGTTGGTGACCTTGGACATGGTGCTTTAGCAAACTATCCGAACGGACAGGGCATCGACTTCAAGTTCGATGATCTCTCTCTCAAGAAACAGGATCTCATCGAAGTCATGGGCAGAGAGTATGTCGGTCTTGGCATCGTTGCTCCGAACGCATTCGTTAAGGTCAAGAAATAAGGTATAGACAAAGAAAGGGAAAATCATGAAAATACTTATCGCAGTTCCTTGCATGGATCAAGTGCCATCGCAGTTTGCCCAATCCATCGCAACCTTGAACAAGGTGGGAGATTGTGCTATTGCATTTCAAATGGGTAGTCTTGTGTACGATGCTAGAAATTCTTTGGCATTGAACGCAATCAAGGCTGAAGCTGATTATGTCATGTGGTTCGATAGTGACATGGTTTTCCCTAGTGATACTTTAGAAAGATTGATCGAGGACAGGGATAAGGGCGACATCATCACAGGTGTGTATTACCGAAGAGTTGCACCATATCATCCTGTCCTCATGGAAAAGTTGGAAATTTCAGAAGACAAGTGTGAGTGGAGTGATTACATTGAATATCCTCAAGATATTTTTGAGGTAGCCGGATGCGGTTTCGGATGTGTTTTAGTTCCTACAAAAGTCTTGATTGAAGTCTTTGCAGAATACGGCAATATGTTTGCACCTATCAATGGTGTAGGCGAGGATCTGTCCTTCTGTTGGAGAGCGAGAAAGCTGGGATATAAGATTGTCTGCGATCCATCCGTTCAATGTGGTCATGTCGGTCACTACGTTGTTGATCGAAATTTCTACAATGCGTACAAAGGAACAAAATGAAAGTAAAAATTACAAGACCAATCAGGGTGAATTGCTTGTCAGGTGAAGTCGAAGTAACTCAACAAGAGTATGAAAGATTACAACGTATGGGTGCTGTTGAACCTGAAACAAAAGCGGTTCAAGATGAATCCAAAGTAGTCAAAAGGAAAAGGAAGTAAGAAAAATGCTGAACGATATTAAGCTGATTTTGGGCATTGCTCATGACTATTTCGATACACAGTTAACCATGTTCATCGATGCAGGAAAGAAAGATCTTGAAATGGCGGGTATCGTTCAGAGCAAGATCGTTGAAACCGATCCTCTGATCTATTCTGCTTTAGTTAGTTTTGTCTTATCCATGATGGACACTTATGAATATCGTGAGTTAAGTGCGAATGCTTACGCTTTGCAGAAGGATCAGTTGAGACACTATCAGGAATACCTGGAGGAATAGCATGGAATACACCGACGAGTTATATCTGATAAAAACAACGATCGAACAGGATGATATCGGCAACGAGGTCAAAAAAGAGGTCAAAAGACCGATTCCGGCTAAACCAAATATAGTCGGAACAAGAGAGTTCTATAACGCAATGGCGGTAGGCATCAGACCTAATGCGGAACTTCAGATCCGAGCGTTAAACTATGACGGACAGGAAGAAGTCGAGTATAAAGGTGTGAGATATTCCGTTATTCGTACGATACCAAAAGGCAAGTTCGACATGGTTCTTGTCATAGGACAGAAAACGGGTGTAAATGGCTAGCCATATCGGTGCTCCGTCGAACAGAAAGAACTATCACAGACTGAAGGGTTCGGGAATCCGTTCGACTCCTGATTCCTTCGGAAAAGATATGGAAAATCTGTTTCGATCGTATGCTGAAGAAACAGTCAATGCGATCGTAGACGAAGTAAGAGACACAGCCGAAGTAGGTGTGGAGATGTTACATGGTTCTGTTTATCCGGCAATGTCGAGCGGTGGCACAGCTAAACCGATGAGAAGACGGCAATGGAAGAAATACGCTCGCTCATGGGATATTTTGGAAGATGCCGGTCTGAACTACTATCATGTAGTGATCAGAAACAAAAGACATTATCGTCTTACTCATTTGTTGGAAAAGGGTCACTTAACAAGAGACGGAAAGAGAACCAGGGCATTCGAACACATCAAGCCTGTCGAAGAACTGACAACATCAAGACTTTTGAAGAATATACCGAAGATCATTGAAGGGGGTGGAAGATGACAGAAAAACAATTGAATACGATTTTAAAATCGATAGGCATTCCTGTCGCATATGACCACTTTGAACAGAATTCAGACGGCAAAGTAACACCGCCTTTTATCGTCTATCGAAACGATGATCCATATACTTTGAAAGCCGAAAATGTAACATGGTTCAAAGGCAACAACTATATAGTCGAACTTGCTACGGATTACAAAGATGTAGAACTTGAAAATGCTCTTGAGAGCCTTTTTACTGAAAACGAAATGCCTTTTGACAAAGAAGAATTCTATATTGATGAAGAACGGATGTATCAGATTCGTTACTACTTAAACTGAAAGGACACAACATGGATAAAGTATTATTCGGTTTCAAAAATGTTGTTTACTCAAAAATCACCGAAAGCGGTGGAACGATCACTTACGGCACTCCTAAGAAATTCGCAGATGAAGGTGCTGGCGGTGTCTCCATTGCGTTATCTCCGAGGGGGGAATCCTTCGAAAAGTATGCGGATGATGTTTTATGGTTCGGTTCTGCCGTAAACCAAGGCTATGAAGGCGATCTTGTCATGACCAAACTGACGGATGACTTCAAAAAGGACATCATGGGCTATACAGAAGACACCAATGGTGCGTTGATCGAGAAAGCAGACACAACATTTGCGAACTTTGCTTTAGGTTTTGAGATCCAGGGCAACGAGAATCCAACAAGAATGTGGTTCTACTACTGCACAGCTACAAGACCGAATATTGAAGCAAACACAAAAGAAGCATCGATGGCAACCAATGACAAAACATTGACGATCACAGCTTCACCAAGACCGACCGATGAAAAGGTTCAGGTCTCTCTGACGAAGACAACCGAAAACACAACAGCGTTCAACAGCTTCTTCTCAGAGGTCTACGAACAAGTATAGGGGATAGCCGAAAGGCATCCCCTTTTCAATAAGGGGGTTTTTCAATGGCATCACAAAGAGTGCATGGCATAACAATAGATTTAGATGTTAATACAAGTGGTGTCGCACAGTCATTCTCTCAGATAAACAAATCACTTAATTCGACCGCAAAAGAATTAAAGATCGTTGATAACTTATTAAAGAATGATGCAAACAATACTGTTCTGATGGCTCAGAAGCAGAGTTTGCTTACTGATGCGATTGAAAAAACAAGCGAAAAATTAAGACAGTTAAATAAGGCGAAAGAAGAAGCCGACAAGATCACCAACAAGACCGAAGAGCAACAGAAAGACTATCGTGCTTTGGAGCGTGATATCGAAGCCACTACCAAAAGGCTTGATGACTATAAAAAGCAACAGGAAGACACGGCACAGAAAACCGAAGATCTTGCTAATGCAAACAAAGAAGTAGGCGAATCCTTTAAGGAAGCATCTGATGGTGCTTTGAATTTCGGTGACATCGTTAAAGCCAATGTAGTTGCCGACTTCATTGTTGACGGCATCAAAGCGATGGCATCCGCAGCAAAGGAGTTTGCCGGAGAACTGAACGAGTGGGCAGAAGGTTACAGAGAACTTGAAGTCTATGAGAAACAGTTCGAATCAAACCTCAAAAACACGGCTGATGCGAGTGATGAAGAGATAGCTTCTCTTAAAGCATTGGCAAAGCAGAAGGAAAGACAGGGTGTTATCTCTTCCAAAGCTATAACTTCTGCATACCAGGAATTAGCGACCTATGTCGAGGAAGCGGATTCCATTGCCGGTCTTACTGATGCGTTGACTGACATGGCTGCACAACAGTATGGAGTCGATGCGACAGACGAGTCGGTTAGAAACCTTGCGACCACATTGGGCAAGGCTCTTGCTAATGGTGACTATTCCGGTTTGACTCGATTAGGCTACGGCTTTGACAAAGCACAGCAAAAAATCATGGAATACGGCACAGAAGCACAGAGAGTTGCCGTAATAAACGATGTTATCTCATCCTCGATCGGTGGGATGAACGAAGCACTTGCAAACACAGATGCAGGGCAATTGTTCCATGTCGCATCCTACTTCGATGATGTGAAAGAAGCTGTTGGCGAAGTAGTATCTGAGTTGGAAATAGGTTTCATTCAGCAGATAATGCCGACCTTACAGCCTTTTATAGACGATGTTTTGAAATGGGTAATTGATAATAAGGACAACTTCATTTCGACCGCACAGGGAGTCGCAGAGTGGCTCACAAGCGATTCTATGAAGTCATTCTATTCAGATGTCGGTCAGATGGTGCAAGATGTTGCTCAGATCATGACAGACTTGGGAACGATCCTAGACGATTCAGGCATCTTGCCTGGCTTATGGGAAGGTTTCATCGTAATTATCCAAGGTGTCAGAGACATCATTCATGAGATTGCAAGTGATGTAGCTTCAATCAGAACGGGCGGTCTTGGCAATTGGATGATGGGTAATTACAATTCATATTATCCAGGTACGTTCCAAAGTGGTGGCTTTTCAAGTGGTGGAATGATGTCGGGAACAGTAACTGTGAATAACAGCTTCTCGATCAATACAAGTTCACTTATCACCGAGTCTACTGTCAGGTCCTGGGCAGACATCATCACGGAACAAGTCAACGAGAATTTGGGGAGAATGGTATGATCAGAGAATTTACCTTATATAACTCCGACAATAATACATGGTATTTCACAGACAAGGACTTCAGGTCCTTTTTATGTGATCCGCAAGGCTTAGGTCTTCAAAGGCAATTAAATGTCGCACGTTATGGAAACACTCAGCGGATCGTTGGGGTAACAGAAAACTTTCCTGTCGCAAGCGGTGATGTTCTGTTCTACGATTCCATCAATGACGACAGATATGAAAAGTACAATCAATTTGTTAGGTTCACATCTCATGAGCCTTTAACATTGATTTACACAGTTCCCGGTGTTGGCAATTTCTCTTTGGACTGTGTAGTTTCTTCTATACAGAAAACCGAAACGAAACTTGACCACATTCTGACTTGCCCTATTACGTTCCAAGGTCTTTCATTATGGAAAGGCACAGAACAGGCAATCACAGGCACAGCTAATACATACAACATAGAGAACCTGGGCGATTTCCCTTGCGGTTTTGAGATAACCATACAAGGCAATTTAACGAACCCATACGTTCTTTTATCGCAAGATGAAGAATTATACGGAGAAGCCAAGTTTGACGATACAACGGCTTTTAATTCGCTCTATATCAATTCTAATGACGGAGAACAGAACGTAATCCTACAGCAAGGCGGATCGGTGTTGCCAAATCCACTTTCGTATCAAGATCTGAGCATTTCAAACGGCTCGATCTATGTCACGTTCGTAAAGTTGGCAAGGGGCATTTCCGAACTAGAAATAGGGATGGAGAGCGGAAGTATCACGAGTGTTGAGATCAAATATCAGCCGATATACAGGAGCGTGTAATATGTTGCCAAGTGAATATATAGCGGTTTCTGGTTTGGCTTTGTCTTATGGTGCATACATTAACACAGGGGTTACTCCATCAAGCGAATACACCATAGATGCTTTATTCAGCGGTTTGCCGAATGGTGGCTATGTCTTCGGAGCGAGGAACACCAATTCGACAACATCGGCAGGACAGTACAATCTGTACACATCGCAGAGTGCAACAAGCTACTTCGGCTATCGTAGTGCGAGAATATCTTTAACAGACCATTTAATGGACTTGCTGGGATTCGTTCATGTGCATTCAGAGTCCTATCAGATCGAGGTGGTCAGTGCTAATGCCTATGTGGTTTCCATTGAAGGAAACACTACTGCGTTTACCGGTACACAGCCAATGTATATAGGATGTATGAACAACGCAGGGAGTCCATCGTCAAGCGGATCGTGTACTTTACATGGGTTCAAGATTTACGAAGACGGAACGCTGATTCACGATTTCGTGCCTTGTTACAGTACATTAGAATCTGCTTATGGAGTGTATGACACAGTAGATGAAAATTTTATCAGAAGGACTTCTTCGATAATCCCTTTGTATCTTTTAACAATAGAAGCAACACAAGGTGGTTCAGCTTACTGTCATACATTACATGAGGATTTCGTTAAACAAGTTTATGCAGGAAGCAGAAACATTACATCGGGATATAACTATGCAAGACTCGTTGCCATTCCCGATGCAGGGTATTCGTTTATCAACTGGACAGACTCTAACGGAAATATAGTATCGACCGATGCGGAATTTGAATACAGTGCAGCATCAACAGAAACGCTGACAGCGAATTTCATCAAAGAAACATCGTTGAACGCTACAACAGGCTACAAGTGCATGGGGATCAAATACGGAGAGTATATGTATTCCTCGTTGCAGGATGATTTCTATTCGGAAGTTATTTCAGCGGGTATCAAAGAAGATACGATGCAGAAATCAACTTCCACGATCGTTCTGAAGAACGTTCCTTCGGTTTACCAAGCAAATATGCCTGTTGTTTTATTCAACCCTAAAGGAAGACCGGTATTTTTAGGAGTGATCCAAAGCATCGAAGGGAATACTCTGACTTGCCGTGAACCGATGAGTATTTATGATGATGACTTTTTATTCCATGTGAACACAAGTCTGATGAACAGCATCAATCTGACTCTGTATTCCGTCATGTATGGTGCGACAAACTATATGGATTGGGCAAGGAACAGAAATACTGATAATGGGTTAGGTGATACCAACCCTTTACAGCAGAGGAAACTATATCCTTTCTTCTCTTCCTACAATCAAATCATGAATCTTAATGAGAGCAGAGTATTCAACGTAAGGCTTCCGAAAAAGGATTCGGTTTCTATATCAAACCTTGAAGACTATCTCTTATCTCTGTTCGATGATTTTGGTATCTATGTAAGAACATCTTTAAAGGTGGGGAAGAGATATCCAACCTCTCCGTCAGTAAGCCATTACTTTGAAATGATTCCAACATATATCAAAGACTTTGAAACGCTCAAACTGTCTGACAATGTTGAGAACATCCAAAACGTGGCAGTGAACATCGAAGAAGCAGAATCTACTGTGTTAATCATCTACAACAGTGCAGGAACATCGGTGAGAGCGTATGTCGGTATGCAGACAGACGGGTCATTAAAAACATTCAATGCAAGTTCAACAGAAGCGGAATTGCAGAAGTTTGTCGGCTATGACCGTTACAGGGTAAAAGCCATTTCATCGGATGATGACATGGCTACTCTGAAAGCACAGAATCTATCCAATTCGATGTACAACCACAAGATAACTTTCACGCTTGGTTTGGATGGAAAACTGTTCGACATTGACACGCTGAAATTAGGACAGCCTGTAGATTTCTACTACAAAGATAAACTGTACAGCAGCGTTATTACAGGATTGAGTTTTAATATTAACGAAAATGATGATGTCATCCATTCGGTGAACGTAACGATGGGGAAAGTCAGAACATCTCTTACATCTAAGCTCAATCTGGGCAAGGTAAAGAAATGATTCCTGAATCAAAGTGGAAACAGTACGGCTTGCCCAATATGGAAGTCAAAGGAATCGTAATTCATAACACAAACAACCAAAAGGCATCCGCAGCAGAC